TATTAACTCTAATAATATTAACTCTAATAATATTAACTCTAATAATATTAACTCTAATAATATTAACTCTAATAATATTAACTCTAATAATATTAACTCTAATAATATTAACTCTAATAATATTAACTCTAATAATATTAACTCTAATAATATTAACTCTAATAATATTAACAATTCTTATAACGATTACTTTATATTAAAACAATATGATAACCGAAATATTTCTAATAAAAATTTCACAGATTTTATACATCATAAATATAACATTTTAAATAAATATGTATTAACTTCGTTTTTTTTTCTTGATGAATTGAAAGATTATTATTTTGATATATTTTGTAAATCGCAAAAAATATATAATATATTATCTAATACAATTAGAAAATATAAAATAAAGAACTCTATTAAGTTTGATAATAAGAGAGATTTATGTTTAAACGATATTAGTGATTTTTCAGAAGGGTCTATTATTCATATATATATAGATAAAACAAGAACTACATATACGTTTAGAATTTCAGATATTATACAGATAATAAATAATGCATTAACTTATTCTCCAGAATTTTTTGCAGAACCACACTACATTAAAAATCCATATACAAATATTAACTTTACATACAGTGAATTATTACATATATATTTTACGATTAAAAACTCAGGTTTTATTATGTCTCATTTTTTTCATCAGTTTTTCTTGAACAATTTCAACATAACAAACTACACATACAAAAATGAATCATTAATTCGCGAAGAGTCAATTAAATCGTTTGTAAATAATTCTACTATGTTGCAAAAATATAAATATATTATTAAAATGCTAATAGAATTTGACGATTACTATAGTATTACTAATATTGATAGTAATTTCCCGAAAAACAAACTAGTCGATGTGTTTTCGTTTCTGCTTTCTGATTATTTAACTTATGAATTCTCTCTTATATCAACATTGCGAAGTATTTCAAAATCAAATATTAAATGTGAATTAATTAAATTTAAAAAAATCAACCCGTCTTTTGGTAGAAAAATTATTATTAAAAAATATAATTATTATGATAATAAAAATGGTGCATTTGAATTTGGAAAATATAATGGGAACTATATTAGGGTATATAAATTTATAGATACAATTAATAATGAAAATAAACAGCATATTGTTACTAGAAGAACGAATAAAAAACCTTATAAAAAACCTTATAAAAAACCTTATAAAAAATTTAAACGACAACAGTACACATATAATCTCGATAAATTATTTTCGTGGAAAATAGAGAATGTAGCATATAAACCTACTTTATTTTACACATTAATTACAAAAATAAACAATAATTTTACAAAAAATATAAAAAATATAATTGCGCAATATCTCAATGTTAGTTCTTTCAATATTATAATTTTAAATGACAAAAATATAAAACAAAATATTGAACATAACTCTAATAAAATAGATTATGATAAAATAGATTATGATAAAATATATTATGATACAATAGCAAGTGTAACAGAAGACGAAGTCGACGATGATTCACTTGATAATTCAGATGATGAATCCGACCGCGATGAATCGGATGAAAGTAATAATACAACCCATAATATTGAAAATGTTAGAAATGTTAGTAATGTTAGTAATGTTATAATTAATAATACTAACAAATAATTTACATCAAATTATATTTTTTTTTAATTTCCGAACTATTGTGGTTACAATCGGAGGGAAGAGCAATATATCTACGACCATTCATATCACAATCACCAGTAGCATGAAGAATATACGTTTGGTTCTTTTGTGATTTACTTTCTTGTGAATTTTTTTCTACATTAATTGGTGTACGGTACCATACATCAGATTTATTCAACTTGTTAATTTCACTTTCAGTATACTGTTTGTAATCCATATTTGATATGATATATTGTAATTATTATATTATATCAATTTTTTTTTAAAAATTATTTATTTACTTAATCTTGTCGTTACATTTATTTTTCGTGGTTTAGTATTTTTTTTTGTAGGAATATTTTCAATGAGCAAATCAAATACATTTGGTTTAACATTGTTAATAATTTGTTCTTTAAAATCACCACCTAACATTGATAATCCTATTTTCGGATTATTATTTTCCAACAATACCAATTTATAATTTACTATATTTTTTTTATTTTTTTTACAGAATATAAAATAATATTCATCGCTCTTTCTAGTTACATATATATTTGTTGATTTAGATTTGGTTAATATTGATTCATATATGTCATTGTCGGAAAATAAAACCATTGGCATATTAAAATTGCCGACTATGAGTATTATATCAAAATTAGATATATAATATTCCTTATCTAATATCATTTTCTCAACGGTAATACTGCTATTTTTAAGAAGCTTTACATATTTACTTTTATTTTGTTTAATTAGAATATCTAATAATTTTTCATAATTGTTTGAATATAAATCTTTATACTTTTCAATTAAAATATCTTTTAAATCTTCAATTGTAATACTAGAAATTGTGCTATCAAACATCGTTAATAATGTTAATATAAATTCATATGAACAATTGTTGGATCTATCCGAGTATTGATAATATTTACTATTTTTAGGAAATAGTTCAGACCAAAGTCCTTGTATTTTACCACCTTCGAAATTACAGTCTTTTCCCTTTGTTGTATCTACATTAATATCTTGTGTTATTTCGTTAGAATATTTTTGTGTTATTAATGGTTGTGTTGTATCAAATGTATTTTTTTTGATATATTTATTTGGTTCGGTTTCTATTATATCATCGAAGTATTCATTTGATAGTAATGATTCTAGTAGAATCATTTCATTATCATGTAAATTATAGTCGACATTTGTTAATGATATAAACGTTTTTGGTTCAAAAATGAATGATTTGATGCGATTATACCTGACCATTTCATCTGATATTTTCCCAAAATAAATTTCTTTATTTGACTTATTCCCTTCATTAATCAAACTATTATTTGGTATCATCATTCTACACTCATCTTCATCTTTGAAACAATATAATCTTTCATCACAATTATCACTCTTATAACAACTTCTAACATCGTCTATTTCGTTTATTATATCTTCGCTCATATCGGTAAATTCAAAATAATTATCCGTCATATTAATCAAGATATCTTTAATGCGTTCTATTTTATCAACATAGTAAATGCTATTTGAATTAATAATATCTTCAATTGATGTGCGAAGTTCTGTATTTTTGTATTCTCCTAACATAGATCTAATAATATTTCTAAAAATTTTATAAAAATTACTTTCTAGTTTAATGCGTTTAATATAGTTTATTCTCTCTACGTCGATACTATCATCACTAATAACATCTTTATCTACATCAATATAATTAGTTGACGATATTGTTTTTGTTCCATCATCAAAATTTGCTTCGGGTGGATTTATAGGAATAAACTGATTCGTTTGAGTTATAACCCCTATTATCATGTCATCTTCTAATACCTTTATTTCAATACCACAATTTATATCAGGGATTTTCATGGTAACTAGTTTTAAAAAATCTACGGTTTCATTATAAGAATATCCCATTAAATCGTGTATCCATAAGTATTCTATTTGGTCCAAATCAATTATTGGGGCTGATGGAAAACAAGGAATCATTCCCCTTTTTTTATCCTTTTCTGACTCCAACGCAATCACTTTACCATCATAGTTGAATATAAATTTTGTTATTTTAAATGATTTTATTTTCAGTTTTTCTATTAATTTATTTAACATTATATTTTTTTTAAATTTATATATATTTGGCATACTTGATAATCCTTGACAGTTTTTGTATGAATTTTTAATCAATGTAAAAGTTTCTTTTATATTTGATAAAATGTCTTTATTATCTACCTTAATTTTTTTAGTAGTATATTTACCATTATTGGCAATTCTTCTAACATATATGGGTTCAAAATATTTTTTATTTTTTAATAACATAAATGTTTCTTTCTTTTCGTCAAATAAATTATTTGAATAAGTGTTAGAAGGACACAATATATCTATTTTATCGGTTATATCATCATTCACTATATCTAAAATAACCATATTATAGCCATGATGGTTTATACCATCTTTCATACATATTAAATCCCACAAATATGTATGGTCTATATTCACTTTATCATCTCTTAAAAATGAAATAAAATTATTATAAGCACTAATAACTTTTTTGAAATATATATTTGCCTCTGGATTTGTTGATTGTAATTTTTTATATATGTTACTTGATTTAAAATCCTCTGTTATAATATCATTACTCGAATCATCAAATATTCTAATTAAGTTTCCATTTTGTAATTTTATGAATTTATCATAATCTAACGCTTTTATCATTCTTTCCTTCATTTCTACGATAGTTGGTTTTTCACCATCATCATCATATAACACGTCTGCAATACTGGCAATAAAAGACTGATTCTTATTATTTTCAACCCCTTTTCTTAAAATACAATCGTGATTTAATTTCAAATTTGTATTATTACTACTTATATAACACAATTTATTGTCTGTTTTCAAGAATGTTTCCACTGCAATAGGTAAATATCCATATCTATTTTCTTGCAAAGGAAACTTCTCCGACCCTTTAATATAATCCTCTTCACTCGTTTTTTTAGTTTTTACTTTTTCATCTTGTTCGTCATTTTTTAAACATAGCTCACGTCTATTTTTCTGCTGGTTGCCTGTAAAACTATTAAAACAACATGGGGCACATAACCCTTTATTATTAGCATTAGGTTTTTGAAATCCAGGATAATGTTTTTTATACGTTCCATCTTCGTTAATATGATATTTACTAGACGAAAACTCATAAATATTTGCACCTTCTGGTATTTTTTTAGAATCCGTAGGTATAATACCTCCATATTTACCAGATTTTGCCTCTTGCTCTGTCAAACTAGTATTGTGCTTAATGCTCCAATAACGAGGACATATATACCAATGTTCTTTATCCTTACTGCTACCATATTTTACTTTTTCATGATATGAATCAGGGTGATCCTTATCTATTTTATCTAATTCTTCATCTGTCAAAATTACAGGCTGTTTTCTATATTGAGACGGACAAGAACGCGAATAGGCATTCATATTTCCCTCTCCTTCTACGACAAATAAATCCTTATCTCTTGTTCTCATTCGTTTTGAAAAATAATCGCGGAGAGAGATATTGTCCATATTAATTTCATAGTTGGTATCACTACCATTAGAACCTCCTCCATAATCATCAGGTAATTCTTCTTTATCTTCATCGTCCTCGTCTTCGTCTTCACTTTCTTCGCTGTCATCATCACCAAAAAACAAATCATCATCTAGATCTGGGTCTTTATCTTGTTCTAAATTCGTATATATTAATTCATTATTCACTATATCCGGTTTTGTATCTATTTCCTCGTTGTCTATATCTTCAACTTTATCATCTAATTCACTTTCTTCAACCTTTTTACATTTACTACTTAACTCTGTATTTTGTGTCAAGTTAATTAATATATCAATGTATTTCCTAATAGTTGGAATATAGTTTACATTATCAAGACCATAAACATTAATATTAATATTATTGTAACTATCCTTTTCCATTCTAGTTTTAAATCCAGGATTATGTTTTGTTTTTATTTTATGGTTTTCAAAAGCATTTTGAACTGCTTGGAGTGATGATATAAATGAATTAAATTTATCTAATGCCTCTTTCTCTTTTAAATTAAAATTGGCCCGTAGTAATTCTATTATCTCTTTACTGTTTTTTTTTTGTTTAATCAAATCGTTTATTAACGCCTCTTGGTCATCCATTTCGTTGTAATTTTCTACTCTCTTATATCTTAGTTCTATTCCTTTTGTTATGTCAAAATTAGATACTCTAAAAACATTTGATATGCATGGTAATATTTTATTTAAATCGATGACTTTTTTAACATTTACTTTTAATAAATAATCAATATTAAGAATTTCAATATTTGTATCTTGAATGGATTCAAAATTGTTTATTTTATATCCACTTTGTAATATGTATTCTTTCACATTAGTAATAATAGAATTAACTGCGTCTTTTATAATTTTATCTACATCGTCATAAGGTTTTGAAAATTCAATATCTACTGTTATATCACCATTGCTTAAAAAATCACAAATAATAGGAATTTTATCATTTTCAAATGAGTAATCTATGTATATTGATACAGACTTTGATTTCCCTATATTTTTCATGAGTCTGAAAATTGTATACTTATCTAGATAAGGTATTTTTTTTCCATTTGTTGCCAATTTATTAGAATATAAACGATACATTTTCTCCTGTCTTTTTCCTGGATTATATTTAACAAATGGAATTTGTCTTGTGGTATTTACTAATTTAAAAACGACATCTAGTGGTAATTTAAAAAAAGTGTCTGGGTGGATTACAAAATTAATAGATTTTATTCCCTTTTCCAAATATGTCAGTTTTGTATTATTTGATGAATAAATTTCGTTCAAATATTCTAAATTTGACATTGATATTTTAAATTTATCACTAATCATATTATTACTGTCAATTAGAAACTCCTGCCTATTTTTATCTAACATATTTTGTGATTTAATATTTTTATCAAACAAATACGGATAATATATTTTAACGGTATATAGCTCAGATAATTTAGTATCAATCATATATGATAATACATCCTCTGCTTTACACATATAGATTATATTATCAAATCTTCCAAAATTCATAATCAAATTGTTGTTTGTTGTTGTTACTATATTGTCGGCGTATTGATTTAAAAAATCGTCATATTCTTTTGCGTCATATGGATTAACAAAGTATGGAAATTTTGTATCTTCTAATACAAATTTATGACTTATTGATTTGTTTACCAAAAACTCTCTATCGTTTATTTTTAAATTCATAACATCATTAAATGAATATGTTTCCTTTTCTTCCAACGATTCTATCAAATCTGATTTATTAATGTTATGTAAAAATTCTACTAATCTCAGTTTAGTTAATTCTAGTTTGTTGTTTTGTGTCAAATTTTGATATACATTTACAGCATTTAATATAGTATTTTGTTTAATAAATAAATATATTTCGTAGAAAGAAAAATCAATATTTGTTGCTAGTAATATTTTTTTTTTAATAGTTTCAATACTATCATCTTCGTTTATTGTATTATTTACAAATTCAACATTTGTTTTGTTTTTTATTAAATCTTCAAGAGTATTTTTGTCTAGCATTTCGGTAAAAATACTATTATTAGGATTTTCATTGAATAACTTCTTTAGATTTTCCTTATCATATTCGAGACTCTGTGTTTTATTACCAAAAAATATATAAAGGGTTTCAATTACATTATTCTTAAGATGTGCTACTTTATATATTTGTGTCATTTGTATATAAAAGTATATTATAAATTATTTTATATATTATGATTTATAAAATAATATGTGCTATGTGTAATCAAAGAGGTATTGGTAAAGATGGTGATTTGCCTTGGAAAATAAAGGAAGATTTAAATTTTTTTTCTAAATTAACTAAGGGTAATAAGAAAAATGCTGTTGTTATGGGGAAAAATACATGGATTAGTTTAAAAAAACACCTTCCTGACCGTGATAATTTAATAATATCAACGTCGCTTACTATTGATGAAACACGTGATACTAATATAGTAAAAACATTTCAAAGTATTGATGAAATTAATGCATTTTGTGAAAATAAAGATTATGATGATGTATGGGTAATTGGTGGAGGGGAAATATACAAACAATTTATAGACAAAGATTTATGCGACCAATGTATTATTACTTTTGTAAATAATAATTATGAATGTGATACATTCTTTCCTGTTCTTGATAATAAATGGGTAATAAGCAGTATAATGCCTATGGAAACGGAACAGGAATTTAATGTTCAGGTTTGGAATGTAGTTAAGGCTTAGACCAAGGTTTGATGATTTCTTTTATATTTGATTGATTGTCGTCAATAATTATATATCTAAATGCCGAGTTAAATCTTTTATTTTTATATAATTTTTCTAGCTTTAATCTAACTAACAAATGTTCATATATAAATATTTTTATTTTGATTAAATTATATTTATCACAATCGTCATGTTTTGATTTTGAACACATTTGATCTATTTGCGCAATTGATTTATTTTTAGTTACAAAATTATATATAAACCACAATGACCATGTGTGGCAAAATATGTTTTGTGCAATATAATTATATTCGGAATCAGATACACCACCCTGTGCTTCAAAAGTACTACTATTAACAATTATACGCTTAGGATTAAATGTATGTATTAATATTTTATAAGTTTCAGTTTTTGTATATCCTTTTGTAATAGATGAATCAAAATAGTTTAAGGTTTTTGTTTTCTTTTCATAAATAAATGAAACATAGTGGTCTTGGTTTGCGTATTCGTCTTCATGGTTGGGAATAGGAACGCCTATCATACCACATAAATATTTACTTTCGGTGTTTGATATTTGTGTTTTATAGACTGGAACTAGATATTTTTTAATATTAGAGGTTTTATTTATTTCTATATCCTCTTTCTTGTAATATATATTTTTTAAATCGTCATTAAATTCGTTATGTTTTTTATTATTTTTCACTTCGTAGTCCATAAAAGATGTATGGAAATAACAATATGGAATTATTTCATAGTTATTATCATTTCCTATTACATTTTTAATATGATTTGAAATACTACTACTATTCAATGTTTCTGCATACAATTGTGATGCAAATATTACTGGATGTGTGTGATTAACAATATCTTTTAAATAACTCATATTTATTAGTTATTTAATAAATAATAAATAATAACACATTCAATTTTCTTTATAAATCGTAATAGGGGTTGTCAACAATATCTGTTCCACAATATCTACGACTGTTTTTTTTATAGTCTTCTGGTTTATATACATTTATTTTGTCTGCTTCTTTTAATAGAAATTTAAAATTGTTCCAGAATTCTTCCGTATGACCAATACTTTTTGTCGCTACATGTGCTAATTCATGTGTTGCAACAAACATTAATGTGTTTTCATCTATTAATTGTCCATTTTTTTTCTCAGTATTCAAACAGAATGCTATTTTCTCTCCTTTATTTTCACTATATGCGGTATACTCACTTGTAGGCAAAGTTTCGCTTATTTTCTTGGGATTATATCCCTTGTATAATCGTTTTACATTTTCTCTATCTGGGTATTTCTCATTAAGGTGTTGAACCAACTTATTCATTCTTGTATTTATGTTTGCTAGTAAATCTGCTGCTAATTTTAATTTACTTCGTTCGCGAACACAATATCGTTTTCCATCTACATCTGAAATAATACATTTTAAATTTAAATATTCAGATTGCTGGATAATACGATAAGCAATTACTAATACAAATACTATTAATACATAACCTAAAATGTTGATCTTCATATATATATTTAATCAACATTTTAACACTTTGTATTTGTTATCTATTGGACACGTAACCCGGTTGGGTCATGCTCGTTAGTGCTCTGTAACCAAGGACCAATATCAACTTTTTGAATCGAAGGGTCAGCACGAAGTTGTAAATTAGCATTACCACGCGAACCACCAACAGTATCAATACCGATATGATGGCCAGATTTTAACATATTGGCATTTGTTAAATCACCACCAGCACCTTGTAACGAGGAATCGTTGGCTGATTTGGGAAGTAACTCATTCGGTGATACGGTATCTACGGGAATAGCATTCTTCTTACCACCCTCAATATTATTGCTTTGAACCGGTGAATACGATGTTGCATCAATACTGCTGGGAACAACACCCGGTGATAATTGAACCTGTTTAGAACCACTATGCATGTTATCAGTTACATTTGATTTTCTGGTGGAAAATTGAGAAATTGCAACTAATAGAACTAATAATCCTAAAACAGCAATTACGTGATTTGTCTTTATGAATTTCTTGAGATTTTTAATCAACTTCATTATATAAATTAAAAAATAAAAAATTTTTTATACTTTTAATACTTTTTGCTAAAAATCAATAACTTCATCATCAGTATAATCCTCAGAATCTGAATCTTCGATATCATCCAGAACATATTGTGATTTTATTCTCTTTGCTTCTAGAAACGCTTCAATCGATGCTGCGCGCATTTTTTTGGCTTTAATACGAGCAACCCTATATATTTCCTCGTAAATTTCCTTGGGATTCTTTATAGAAATCGAATCCTCTCCATCCGGATTTATAGTAATTTCTTCTAAATCTATTGAAGATTGTTCTAAATCATCATTCTTTTCATAATCTAATATATTTTCGTTCTCTTTTTCCTTAATTGTTTCATTTACATATTGCTCTTCATTGCTTGGTTCTTTATTATCTCGTGTTTCAACGCTTTGTCTTTCATTCGTTTGCTCCTTACTATCTGATGCTTCAATACTTTGCTCCTTACTATCTGATGCTTCAATACTTTGCTCCTTACTATCTGATGTTTCAATACTTTGCTCTTGATTATTTAGTTCTTGTGTTGATTTTTCGCTATCTATTTCAGTATTATTTGTTTCCTTCATTTCATATTGTATATTGGATACAACATCCGATTCTAGTGTTTTAATTTTTTCACCATCGCTGGAATCTAACAAATTCTCTTCTGTATTATTTTTGACTTCCCTCTTAATCATACAAGTTTGCATAATTTCGGGTTCTTTGTTTAGCACCATTGATTGGACTAGTTTTATTTCTATGTCAAAGCTTTTAGATGTAAATTTAATACCTTCAATTTTAATCAAAGGAATTATATTTACTGTATTTGTAATATTATCAACTGATAATTTTATTTCATTCTCATTATATACCATACATTTTCCCATATTAGTACTCTTATCTACATCTAAATTTGTTCTTATTAATAAATTCTTTCCTGATTTATATAACCTGTAAATTGGTGTGGTCATCGATTCTATGTCATCTTCTGTAATTTCTGTTGTAAACCATAAATTCTTTTTATCGTTAATTTTATCTTGAAGATATTTTTCTAAAGCTAATACCCATTCTATCAAGTCGTCACATTGATTTTTACTATACATTAAGTCGCAATATAAACCTCTATTTGTTTTAACTACTCCTTGTTTTGTTGTGCATTTGGGTAACTGTATAAACAATGGTTTATCATTATTGTCAACAACACGTGTAAAATATGATCCACCTTGAACTGGTTGGGGATTTTCTAAACCAAATAAATTAAAATCAAAATCTTTTGAAGGCTTGTATATATCCATTAAAAATCTAATAGATAATATAGCTATTATTAACACGCATTAAAGTTAAAAATATTTTTGTTGTTTATATTAATATGAAAGAGGCTTTGATAGATCAATGTTTAGAAATATTGAGACGAAATGATGTTAAGAATGAATTGAAAAATTTAATGACACCTCTAATTGAAGTTATTTTAATTGAACTATATCCATATATTTATTTGTCGCTAATATTTGTTATCATTAGTTTTTTACTTCATTTAGGAATTTTTATTTTACTGTTTCGTAATAAATCAACTTTTCGTATACTGTGATATTTTCTAGTATTATATTATAATGGCAGGTGATTTAGGATTATTAGCTCAAATGGGCGGCCGTAAAAGACGTTACAAAACTGGAAAGATTAAAAAGAGAAAGTCAAAGGCAGGAAAGAGAAACACTAGACGTGTAAGGAGAAAATCAATGAAGGGTGGTTCTATGGGTAATGCTCTTCTTCCATTAGGTCTTCTTAGTCTTCAACAGTTCTTTATGAACAAATCGCGCAAAAATAAGTCTATTATTCCGAAAAAGATTAAGAAATCGTTAAGACTCTAAATATATTAAGTAAAAAAACATAAATATTATTTTGAATTATACCATATAATGGAAGAGTTTCAAAATAATATAAAGCAGTGGGTTACTATTGATAATAATATTAAAACGTTAAGTGATAATATTAAAGATTTGAAATCAGAACGTTCTGAAATAAGTGACAACATATTAAATTTTGTTGAAACAGAAAATCTTAATAGTACAACTATTCAAATTAATGATGGTGCTTTGAAATTTTCAAAAACAAAACAAACATCTAATCTAACGCTTTCTTATGTTAAAGAATGTCTGGTTAAATGTATATCTAACGAAGAAGATGTAAATGCTATAATGGACGTAATAAAGAGTTCTAGAGAGAGTAAATATTCTAATGAAATTAAACGTAGTTATAAAAACTAAAAATTAGAACTATATTATATATGTCACTTGGAATCAATGATTTAATATTATCAAATAATAATAATGAAACTATGTGTGCTGGATTTAAGGTAAATAATTTATTATTAAATTCAAATAATCCTGCATTTGTAACATTAAACAATAATAAAAATGTTAATAGCAAAGATGTTAATAGGAAAGCTGTTAGTAATAAAGTTAGTTCGCTATTCGACGATTTAGCAATTCCAACTGGTTTATTATACATTCAAGAAAAGATGAACCCTATTACTAAGGAAGATAGTGTTGGTGTGATTGGAGAATCGTTATATAATAAATTACTCAGTTTAGCAGAAACAAAACCTAAAAATAAATCAAAAAAACGCCTTCGTTTGAACTTAAAAAAAGGCACCAAACAAAGGACCAATAAAATCAAAAGGAAGTAAATAAAAATCGCACCTATTTGATTTAATTCTGGATACTGTATCAAAATATGGTATTTTTCATTTCCCCGTGTAATATTTCTAAAATTTCTACGTTGTTTATTATTCTTATTATTCTTATTATTCTTATTATTTTTG